GTGTAGTAAAACAAAAAGACAAAATCAATGGCGCAACAGTATGCCAATTCTCTTGGTTCTGCAACAAAATAAATGCATTGATACGCAATAAATATGAATGGGAAGAATCAGAGATTGTGGCTCGCAAAGCACTAACTGAAAATAGTCCACACGACTATCTTGCCCAACGAAATGCCTTGTACTATCATGCTAACTATGTTAATCCTGGTTGGCATTATAGACGCATAGGCCAAATTGGTAACCATATTTTCTATGCACAATAATGAATGATTTAGTCCGGTATAATATAAAGAAGTACGCCAACAATTATTATATGTTGGTTCGGTATGAAAAGAGAGAAACACCAATTCAAGGCTTGCCTCCTGAAGGTGCTCATGTTATAATGTTTGAAGATGAAGATTTTGACCAACTACTTGAATGTGTGAATAATTATGCCGACAAAAGACGAAGTGAAACAGTTTAGTAATCTTATTGAAGAAATCAATACTAAGTTGCGATGCGGGTACATGGAATCAATCCTAACGCATTGCAAAGAGACTGGACTAGAAATTGAAGTTGCATCTACTCTAATATCGCCTGCACTCAAGGCGAAGATTAAAGAAGAAGCACAAGAAAATAATATGCTAAGAAAGACCTCTAAGTTACCAATATGATTGAGAATAGTGGCTTTGCAGCATTTGCCATGTTTCATGCTCTCAAGTTACACTTTAGTGGTGATAGTTATGATTATGTGAAATACAATGGCAAGACCAATGTAAGTAAGATATCTTTTTCTTCCAGAAAAGACAAGTTTACATTCTACCGTCTTTCTCGGAAGTTTAATTTACTTGAATTAAAAGATTATTATGTTGCCAATTTTATTGCAGAAGATGTGCAATGGGTCGGTGATATTGTTGGACCAAGTGGTGAAGATAACTATAAAAAGTGGCAAAAGAGAACACAATCGTTGACAAGAGTGTTTGAAGATGATATAATCCACCTGTTCGAATCATCAGGCAACTGTCTTCATGTTGATAACGGAAACTATCCGTATTTACTGGTACAGTTGATGCAAGGTAAAGTTTCATTAGAAACTGTTTGTATCATGGATGACATTATGAATTTTCTACCGATGTGGAAGAAAAAGATTTCAGACGATGTTATTTGGCCAATGTGGTGTAGAAGAATTGTCAAATACAAACCATTTATTGTATTTGATAAAAACAAATTAAAAACTGTATTGAGAGAGTCATATAAAGAATATGCAGAAACCTAAAATCGAATGTATTTACTTGGACATGGATGGTGTGATTGCCGATTTCACCAAACGATACAAAGAAATGTATAACATGGAACCAAGGCAAGCAGAAAAGCAAGCTAGATTTAACCATTTCTTTGAACAATTTATTAAGACACAACAGTTTGCTACATTAGATAAAATGCCAGGTACAGATATGGGTATCAATTACCTACGAAAATTAAATGTACCTACACAAATTCTATCCTCAACAGCAAGACAAGAAACCTATGATGATATCTCCAAACAAAAAATGATTTGGTTGCATACTCATGGTATCTCATTCAATCCCATATTTGTGCCAGGTAAAGATTTAAAATACAAATATGCAAATCCAAATTCCATTATTATTGATGATACTGAAAGTGTAATTGATGATTGGAAGAAAGCAGGTGGTATAGGCATCCTACACAAAGATTGGCCTAGTACCATATCAATTTTACAAATGTACGTTTGAGGTTATTATGACAACACAAGAAAATAAACCTGAGTGCAAATGTGGCCGTTCACCTGATGGTAACTGCTGCGGTTGGCACAAGTTAACTAATGAGCAATACCAAGTTAAGTTAAAAGAACATAACGAACAAAGTGGCAAACAATTGCTCAATGAAAGAATTTAGGCTTGACGGTCGCCTAAATATATTATATAATGATATTTTGAAATACTCCGTTTATACTCCGCAACATACTCCGTTTATACGAAAGGTAATATTATGACAATCGATTTTTCTAAACTCAAAAAGCAATCTGGTAATCTAGATAAGCTATCTAAGGCAATCGAACAACTTAACAGTTCTTCCGAATCTGCCGACAACAAAGACAACTATTGGCGTCCTGAAGTAGATAAAGCTGGAAACGGCATGGCTACTATTCGCTTTCTACCTGCATCAGCAGCAGATGGTGAAGATGCATTGCCTTGGGTGAAAGTATTCTCTCATGGCTTTCAAGGACCTGGCGGTTGGCTGATTGACAATTGTTTAACAACAAAAGGTCAACAATGTCCTATTTGTGAACATAACTCTACATTATGGAATTCAGGAATTGAAGCTAACAAAGAAGTTGTTCGTAAACAAAAACGTAAGTTAAATTATGTTGCCAACGTTTACATCGTTTCTGATCCTAAACATCCTGAAAACGAAGGACAGGTTAAACTGTTCAAGTTCGGTAAGAAAATCTTTGATAAGATTACCGAAGCAATGAACCCTCAGTTTGAAGATGAAGAAGCAATCAATCCATTTGATTTGTGGAAAGGTGCTAACTTCAAGTTGAAGATTCGTAAAGTTGACGGATATCAAAACTATGATAAGTCCGAATTTGAATCTGCATCACCATTATCTAGCGATGATGATGAATTAGAAAAGATTTGGAAATCTGAGTTTGCTTTGTCTGAATTGATTTCAGACAAAGAATTCAAAACATATGATGCTTTGAAGACTCGTTTGGATAAAGTTCTAGGTCTATCAGGTGAAGTACCTGCACCAAAGACAACAGTAGAAACAATTAAGGAACAAGCGAAAGCTGCACCTAAGAAAGTTGTTGATATTGAACCTGAGGTTACAGAAGAAGATGAAGACTTGGCATATTTTTCTAAATTAGCTGAGGAATAATTATGAGTAACACTCTCAAAAACCTTGAGAGTGCTTTGGCCGGTGAGTCAATGGCACACATCAAGTATAGGTATTTTGCTAAAATTGCAAGAGAAGAAGGTTTTGAAGATGTTGCAAAACACTTTGAACATACAGCAGACCAAGAGATTCTACACGCATGGGGTCATTTAGAATTGTTAATTGGTAAACCAACAACCAAAGAATGTTTGGAAAAAGCCATCGAAGGTGAAACGTATGAGTACACCTCAATGTATCCAATTATGCAAGCCGAAGCGATTGCAGAAGGTAATGCACAAGCGGCAGCTGAAGCCGATACTCAGATTGCTGAATCAAAAGAACACGCAGAGCAATTTGCGGCTTTACTAGCAAAAGCAGAAAAACGTTTTGCGGCTTTGAAGAAAGTTGAAGAGCGACACGCCACTGCTTATCAAAGAATGTTACAGGAGGTTCAATAATGGAACACGTATGCGTTGTTTGTGGCCATGTCCACGATGAACAAACTGAAGGTAAATGGGAAGAATTGTCTGAAGACTTTACATGTCCAGAATGTGGTGTAGGCAAAGAAGATTACGAATTGATTTAAGAGATTACGACCGTAGCATAGAGGTAGTGCCGAGAACTCATAATTCTTACGGGGTTGGTTCGAGTCCAACCGGTCGTACCATATATTATGAAACAAAAATTTATTGATGCCTTTATGGATGTTGCAAAGAGATTTGCAGAATTGTCCACAGCAAAACGATTACAGGTTGGTGCTATCATTGTAAAAGATGATAGGATCATCTCAATCGGTTATAATGGAATGCCATCTGGATGGACAAATGAGTGTGAGGATGAAATTTGGGATGCCTATGGTCGTTCTGAATTGGTAACAAAACCTGAAGTCATTCATGCCGAAGCCAATGCCATTGCCAAACTGGCTAAATCTCCTGAGTCTGGAACTGGTGCCACAATGTTCCTAACACACGCCCCTTGCGTCCATTGTGCAAAGCAGATATTTACTGCGGGCATCACCAAAGTCATCTATGGACAAGATTACCGTGATACCAAAGGTGTTGCTTTTTTACAACAATGTAATGTAAAAGTTGACAAATACTCTAAATAGGTGTATAATCCTTATTTTGAAGGAGTGCCTATGTCTATTAAGATTGTTGGAAGTCCAGATAAAGATTTCACGCCGTATATCCATAGGGCTGGAAAATTCTTCTCTGATAGTTTGTTAACCAAACAAATGCAGGATTATACAACCATAATTGTGAAATTTAATAAAAAATTACAAGATTATGGTTCAGCAGGTGTTGAAGGATATAATTCTAGGAATATGCCTAGAGAATTTTTAATTGAAATAAACCCACACATTGGTGCTTATAACATATTAAAAACCTTGGCACATGAGATGGTTCACGTTAGGCAATTTGCCTATGGTCACACCAATGAAACATTGAGTAAGTGGCATGACCTAAAGATTGATTCGGATGACCTAGATTATTGGGATCATCCTTGGGAAATAGAAGCTCACGGCATGGAAGCAGGTTTATTAACTAAATTTGCCGTACAAGAAAGACTGTGGGAAGTTTTGGCTGAGTTTAGAAACCCAGCAGAACCTGTTAGAAAACAAAAAATAAAATGGAAGAATGTAGGTTGAAAGAAAATTTTGCCTATATACAAGTATTAAGTAAAAGGAATTATGTTGTTTAATTTGTCCAAACCCTCAATGTTAGCCTATGCATGTCGCACGCCATTTATTGGTAGCGATAATCAATCATGGGAACATGGCACGGGGGTTGTGGAGTAAGTTAAAGACTAAAATCTAAAACTAAAGTTCACAAACCCCACCCTAAAAAAGTGGGGTTTTTTGTTGTTTCCATACAACAAAAGTGTTGACAAAGACCATCGAGTCTGTTACACTCCAACCTGTTCATTAAAAATTAAGTGTAGTTATACCCCCTTCGCCAAGTTGGTAAGGCATCGGATTTTGATTCCGACATGCGGTGGTTCGAGTCCATCAGGGGGTGCCATACAAAAACACATTGCGTGGTATAAACGGCCAAAGGCTTTAGTTAGAGTCCATTAGTAATGTGTTTTTGTATGTTAACAAAAGGAGATTGATATGCCTAGTGTATTTCTTGTAAGTGACACACACTTCGGTCATGCTGGGGTGTGTCGTTTCACTGGTAAAGATGGCGTTACAAAGCTTAGACCATGGACTGATCCTGATGAGATGGATGAAGAAATGGTAAAGCGTTGGAACGAAAGAGTGAAACCAACCGATAAGGTTTACCATCTCGGTGATGTGGTGATTAATCGTAAAGCTCTTAGCATTATGAAAAGGCTTAACGGAGATAAAGTTCTTATTCGTGGTAACCATGATATCTTTAGAGATGATGAGTACCGCCAATACTTTAGAGAGCTTCGTGCTTACCATGTGATGAGAGGTATGATTCTTAGCCACATTCCACTTCATACAGATAGCATCCAACGATTTGGTACCAACATCCACGGTCATACACATGACAGGCGTGTGATGAAAAATGTTTTTGGTCAACTAAGTCAAGAAATTGATATCAGATACCATTGTGTATGTGTGGAACAAACAGACTACACTCCTATTCTTTTTGAAGATGTTATTAAACGTATTCAAGCAGAAGGTGGTGAAGTTGATTTCAGACAGCATGGAAATAGAGCCATGTAAGGTTAGGTGCCAGAGCGGTCCAATGGAACAGTCTGCAAAACTGTAAAATCGTGGGTTCAAATCCCACCCTAACCTCCATTAATTGTTGACCGGAAAAAAGTAATACTAAAGTATTAGGTTGCCAAAATCAGGAAACCTGTTACAATAGAGTCTTGTTCAGTTGATAAGGAAACAAATGAAGTCAAAGACAATTACATTGACGGAAAATCAATTTGATTTACTTGAATCAATGATAGCTGAAAATGAGGAGTTATTCTCCAATGGATCCGACCATAAATTGGGTGGAGAATTGATGGATGACATT